GTCAAAGAGCAGACAGAGGCGGTGTGCCTGGAAGCGGTGAAGCAGAACGGCTACGCCCTGCAGTATGTCAAAGAGCAGACAGAGGCGGTGTGCCTGGAAGCGGTGAAGCAGAACGGCGACGCCCTGCAGTATGTCAAAGAGCAGACAGAGGCGGTGTGCCTGGAAGCGGTGAAGCAGAACGGCTACGCCTTGCAGTATGTCAAAGAGCAGACAGAGGCGGTGTGCCTGGAAGCGGTGAAGCAGAACGGCTACGCCTTGCAGTATGTCAAAGAGCAGACAGAGGCGGTGTGCCTGGAAGCGGTGAAGCAGGACGGCTACGCCCTGCAGTATGTCAAAGAGCAGAGCGTTTTTGAATCGGTAGTTAAAAAGTTGCAGTTGGAATGATAATCTTAAAAAAACACCGGGAAAGCGGTTCCTTTGAGAAAATCGGATGTGCTCCGTAAAAAAAGCCTCTACAATACCGGAATTTACCGGGTTTTAACCGTGGGAAATCGAAAATTATTATGGTGTGCGTGGTCTAACACGGAGAAAGGCTCTACGGGGCTAAAAACTGGCAAAAACACGGAAGGAGAGATATGCTGATCACAAGGGGAGTTTGTAAAGCAATGAAGTCCCGGGGAACCTGGTCAAAACAGGTATGCGATAACTGCCGGAACCGGAAACGGTGTAACGAGAAAGAAGGAGGCAAGGAATGAAAGACGCAGATAAAATCCTGAAATACCTTGAGGAAAGAAAGACCATCTCCTTGCTTGAGGCGTGGCAACTTTTCGGGACTATATCAATCCGCGAGCGCATAAGGGATCTTCGGGATAGAGGAGTGGATATAGAAACAAAAATGGTTATAAACCCACAGACAAAACGCAGGCACGCTGTATATAGCCTGAAGCAGCGATCTGACACCTGTATTGCTTAACACCCGGACAAGAAAGGAAGTCCTGAATGATTGAACCTACCGGTTATTGTTGGAAATGCGGGCATATTTGCCCCGAAGGAGAATTGTTTTGCAACAAAAAGTGTGAGCAGATTTACAAAAGGAATATTGATAGGCAGACCAAAAAGAGGAAGTAATTATGGCCTGGATAGAGAGTCACACAGTCTTAAGGAATCATCGTAAAGTGCTTTTATTATCACGCGCCTTACGCATTAGCGTAGCCCAAACGATTGGGCACCTGCACTTACTCTGGCACGCCGCCCTGGACCAGCAAGAAGATGGCGATCTCTCACAATGGAGTGATGAATTGATTGCCGAACTTGCTGGTTACACTGGTGACGCCCCGCAGTTTGTCCGGCTGCTTCAGGAGCTTGGGTGGATTAATGACAAAATGATTCACGATTGGCTGGATTATGCAAGTCCATATCTGGTAAGTAAATATGGTGGAGGGAATAACGAAAAAGGCCGTGATATACTCATTAAGATATGGGCTAAGCATGGTAGGATTTACGGTAAAGCGAGTAGTAAGCGAGTAGTAAGCGAGTATAACCAACCTAACCAACCTAACCAACCTAACCAACCTAACCAACCAGAAAGATCTTTGTCGGCTTCGCCGCCACAAAATAACCTGCCGAAGAAGGATTATGCCAAGTTTAAAGACAAAACTCTTGCTCTCTGGAACGATTTCTGCGCTAAACATCCAAGTTTAGCGGCGGTTAAGGAAATCACCGGCACACGGGATAAACACCTAAAGCAACGGTTTGAGAAAGAAAGTTTTCGGGATTTCCCGGCAATCTTGGCGGCAATCGAAGAACAACCGTTTTTAATCAACGGCAATCCTGGGAGCGAAACGCACAAAAACTGGAAGGTTGATTTCGACTGGTTGATTGTAAACGATACGAACTATATAAAAGTCCTGGAACGTAAATACTTAGATAAAAATTCCACAAGGTCTGAATTTCTAAGAAAGTGGGGGAAACATGACAAGTCCTGAAATAAGTAAAAGTCTGTTGGCAAAACTGGGAAGCAAAGAAATGTCCCTTCCCCAGCTTGCCGAAATATGCGCGCGCTGGACGCTTTCGCCTGGATGTTGGGAAAGCATAACCATAAAATCTTTCCCTACTCCGCCTCCGGAATGGCAGGAATATGAGCAGTCCAGCAAGGAGGAAAGAGCTAAAATCAAGCCTGAATTTTTTCAGCAGGATTCAGTGAGGGCTTACCTCTCCGGCCGCAATATGGTATTAGCTTCCAATTTTAGTCATTATTCCTGGCTGCGAGAGTGTAAAAAAAGTATCCAAGACACGGCGGAGAATTTTCCTTTGCATAAAAAATTAGACGAGAAAATCATTGCTTTTGCCCGCTGGCTTAACATCTGGTATCCCCGGCAGAAGGTATCCAACCTTGAAACCCAAGAGCAAAGGGAGCCAATGAACCCAGAGGAAAACTTAGTAATGTCAATCTTCGGGGGAGTAATCGTATGATTAAATTTGTCGTCTTCGGCAACCTCCCGCGGAAGAGCAACTCGCGGCGGATTTTCAAAAACCGCCGGACGGGATGCCCGATAATAGTCAAGAGTCAAGAGGCTCTCAACTATGAGCGTTCGTTTGCGTCGCAGGTCGCCGGTGTCCCGCGCGGAACTTTCGGCGAGAAAGACGGACTCTCCTTGACGGCGCATATATTCTATTCCAGCCGAAGACCAGATCTTTCGGATGAGCTCATTTGCGACCTATTGGAAAAGACCGGGATTATACACAACGACCGTCAGATTGTCCATAAGACACTTATTAAGGGCCTGGACAGGGATAATCCGCGGGTTGAGGTGGAAGTGAGGGAGTATGTCAGTTAAGAAAGAGACAATCAAGGCAGTAGATTTATTCTGCGGTGCCGGTGGGACTTTCCGCCGCGCTGTGTAAGGAGGTAATTAAATGACCAAACTTTTCCCGATAATTTTAATTATCCTGGACATTCTGGCGGCAAGCGTGTATGCGGCTAATGGAGATATTCGTCGGAGCATTTACTGGCTGGCGGCGGCAGTGCTGACTATAACGGTGACGATATGAGCGAGATAAAGCTCATACTCGTAATCATCGCAGGTAAAAGACCAAAAAGCGGACAAGATGTTTTATCATTCAAAATTGACGGATATAAACCTAATCACCCTTCACCGAAACCTTTATCTTGTATGAAGAAATTGGTAGATAGAATAAGTTTAACAGGACAATCAGTATTAGACCCCTTTATGGGTTCAGGCACAACTGGAGTGGCGTGTAAGGAGTTAGGTCGCAACTTTATTGGAATTGAAATTGAACCTAAATACTTCGCTATTGCCGAGCGCCGAATTAACCAGACAACCAAGAATCTATTATGATAACACTTTCCCAGAAAGTAGCGGAAGCCTTGCCGCAGATAATCAAAATTGAAAAGGAGTTGGCTTGATGAAAAGTATCTCATTCCGAAGCGAGTTTGTACCGAAGATTTTAAACGGCAAGAAGACGCAGACGAGAAGGTTGGTAAAGCCGCAGCCGGGAAGTCTCCCAGAAGGAGCATATTGTGACCCATATCGTGGGGAAAATAAGCCATTTACGCATTTTACCTTCTGGACTAAAGAAAATAAAATGTGCCTGCCGATCGGGAATGTTAAGATAAAAGGCAAAGAAACCTGCCATTGGAATCCTCCCTTCGGTGTTCCTGGGGATAGGCTTGTAATAAAGCAGGCACCGCATATCACGCTTGAGATAACCAACGTCCGCGTTGAACGGGTGTCGGAGATAAGCGAGGAGGACGCGAGAAAAGAAGGAGTGCAGAAATCTTGGGCTTACGAAATGGATACTCCTGACGGGATAGTTTCATACTCAACTTTTAGAGCAGGATTTAAGGGTTTGTGGAACTCTCTCTACCCCGGCTCCTGGGATCGCGATGACTGGGTCTGGGTCTATGAGTTTAAGCTGTTAACGCGGGAGGGGTGCAAGTATGAATAATTCAATCGGATATTACGACCCAAAGAGGTTCGAGAGGCTACCGGACGGCTGGATTAGGGACTTGAGGGAGGAGCGGGAGCACGGACCGAGCTCTCCCACTATCTTGGGACCGGAAGAACGTAAGAAGTTTTGTGAAGATATGGGCGGCATCGAGCCGGAGGCCCACGAATCGGCGTCCATCGTCAACTACGAGGGAGAGAACGCCTTTTTCCCGATCTTCGCCGATACAAAGACAGATGATGGGTATGCGACCAGGACCGAGATTGCCTGGCATAAGAGCGGCGTGCGCGTGGTCAATTATGTCAGCGGCCTCGTGCACTGCTACAATAAGGCCAACAGGTACTATGTGCGGCCAGTCCGTGCAATAAATGATTGAGTATGGGAGTATGGTAACGCAGGAGAGGAAAGGATGAAAATGGCAGACGGACAAGAGTTTCAATCTCCTTCACGAGCGCGTGGAGAGATTGGAGGGGAGATGAAATGAGAGAAGATTTATTAGAACAACTTGAGAAGATGTTTCCTGATGGTTATGTAATGGTTTACACTTGCCCCAATAATACTATAAGGCTTGGTTATTATAATCCAGAAGGGTTGCAGGAGTTGCAAGACACTAAGCAACACATATTAGATAAAGACAAATGGATTGATGGTGGGGAGATTAAATAATTTTCGGCACAACGTAAAAAGGGGGAAGATAATGCAAGCAGAGTTAACGATACTTGAAAAAAGTCAACAAGAGTGTATCAAGGTAATACGAGACAACGGAATTGAAGACTATCTTTGGGACGGAATAATCGAGCATTGTTGCAAATCTTATTCTCCGAGACAATTATCTACTATTTATCGTTCTTTATGTATACAGTTATCTAAAATACCCAAAGACGACATCCCATTTTGTTATTTAGAAATGTTTGAAGAGTTCAAAAGCGCACTAAAAAATCTAAACGTAAGGATTTAACTTTCTCGGCGTGGGCGTGGCGTTCTGGGAAACGATATTAAACGAGAAGAGACGGTTTGATTCCGTTGTGGGAAAAAGTAAACCGAGGCTAATATAGCTCCTTACTTCGACTTGAAAAAGTAGTTACCATTTTAGGGTATTGGTCAAAAGCCCAAGCAGGTTAAAATCCTGCCGCCCATGCTGAGGGTCGAAAGGAACGATATGAACCCGCCAAATGACAATGAGGTGAAGAAAACAGTGAAGGTGTTGGAGAAAAGATTAAATTTTTTAAGCGATTATTTAAATAATGAATCTTACCCAAAAGATGATGAGGTAATTGCTATTACTCTTGCCATCAATTTTCTCCAAGCCTACCTCAAGGCAAGTGCGGAGATGCCGGAGAAGAAAGAGGAAATTAAGCTTGCGGGCAAGAAAGGGAACTCAAGATTTAATCATTATGTTAGAGGATTTAACGACTGTCGAGAGCAAGCAATCTTAGCCTTTATGAAATCCTTTGAAGGTTTTGAACGCACCATCGCCGAGTTACGGGTACAGATTGCGAAGGGGGAGGCAATAAGTGAAAAAGAAATACTTAAAACAATGAATAAATATTGGCAAATAGCTTATGAAAATCCAAAATGTCATAACAGAGACGACAGATTTAAAGTGGTCGCCCAAGCAATCCACGCCCTACTCACAGGGAAGAAAGGACAAAATGAAAAGCGTTAGAGAAAAAGTGGAAAAGGAAATAGATAAGATAATTCACACCATAGAAATATGGACAAGGTCGGCTATGAAAGGTAAGGTTACTCAGAATGAATTGTATAATTTAGAACAAAAGCTCAAAAAAGAAGCCACTGACAAAATCCTTTCCCAACTCACTCTTGGGGAAGAGGAGATAGTAGAAATATTGGCAAACGCTTATGCTGAAAGTAATTTTTGTATTCCTTGTAGGGGATTATTTGCCTTACAAGCCTCCGCCCTCTCCCACAAAATTCCCAAGAAGGGATGGACGAGCGAGGAACTGGATATGTTAGAGAAATCTGTAAATATAATACAGGGAGATAAAAGCCTTAACCATTGGAGTTTACAGCAGCACGCAGAAACATTAAAAGCACTTGATACAGTCCTAAATTTCTGCAAACAAGCCCTTTTGTCGGGGAAGAAAGGAGAGGGGAGATGAGCTGTGAACATTTATGGAAACCTTTGGGACAAACAATAAAAGAAATTAGTATGAGAAAAAGTGACCAACTTGGGGAGTATGACACGGTTAAGGTTGGCGAAATTGTGGTCGCTTCAATTTACTGTGAAAAATGCGGGGAGATTAGAAAAAAGGAATTTTAATTTATTCCGCCACACCGTTCCAATTAAGCCGGGAGGGATGATGAAGAAGAAAAATAAAGTCTATAAAAACAGAGTTGATAAAAGCCCTGCAAACTCTCATCTCCCTTTCGCTGCGGTGCCGACCACGCCGAAAACATTAAGCAAGGAGGAGTTGCTCCTGATACACAAAATCGACGAGGTTAAAACTCTTCTCGTCGAAAAATTGCGTGAGCAGCTCTCCCTTAACGATAAGATGTGTTTCATAATAGAACTTGAAAAAATAGGTTATATCAGCATAGAAGAGTTGGATGAATTAAGAAAACAGCTTAACAAAAGGAGATAAATATGATTCCAGCGTTACTGATTCTCGCTCTTGTTGTTCTGGTGTTTTGGAGGACTGTATTCTACGGCTTGTGCGTTGATGACGTGCAACTCTGGAAAGTCTCGAATAAAGTCAGGCGCGTTCATAATCCAAAAACAAAGGAATGGGGGCTAAAACCGGAATTGCGCGCCGGGAATCCCATTCAATATATCTGGTGGCATTTGTCATACAAGTATATAAAATCTACGGTCTTGGCGCATTTGTTTACGCTGTTTTTGCACGCGGCCAATTCAATTATGATCTACTATGCGTTCGGACAAAACCTTACGTCTTTCCTGGCGGCGGTGCTATTTGCAGTTAACCCTGCCGGGACACAGGGATCAGTATGGATGTCGGCCCGCGGGTATTCAATAGCAACACTTACGGCCCTGCTTATGTGGACATTCCCTTTTGGCACACCGTTCTTCTATCTGTTTAACTTCTCAATCGCAGCAACTAATTTCAATTTCATCCTTACCCCGGCAATCTTCTTGTTCTCAAAATGGTGGGGGTTAATCTTTCTCGCCCCGGCAGGAGCATTGATTTTCTGCGGATACTACCGGAAGCTTATGGATCCGCGCTGGAAGGGAAGCACGAATATAATGACATCAATTCGGCCGGTGAAGGTCATCCTGTACTTTAAAACCCTCGGATACTACTTTCTGTTCGGCCTGTTGCCGGTTCGGCTGGGGATATATCACAAATACCTGTACAGCTACGGATTGAGCGACGCGGACAATAAAGAGTGCCACAGGATAGACGGTTATTTCTTCGCTGGTCTTGCGGTAGTCTCTGCTCTTATATTTAATATAAGACATATCCACACCAACCCGGCAGTATTCGGGCTGTTCTGGTTCGTGCTTTTTATTTCGCAGTGGTGCAATGTAATCACTATCCAGCAATCAATCGCAGAGAGGTATATATACCTGCCGCTTGCAGGGCTGATGCTTATGCTAAGCCATTTGCTTCTGCAGATCCCTGTAGTTGCTCTGGGGCCTTTTTATTTGCAGACAGCCGTCATCGCTTCCATATTCACCTATTACGTCCTGCGCACTTCTTTCCAGCTGCCGGCCTACAAAGATGAGATGGCTCAGGCAGATTGGAATATTGTGAACTTCCCGGATCTTTACTCATGCTATACCTGGAAGGGCAACCTGGAGCATAGGGCCGGGCACGCGTTTATTGCGCTTGAAACCTGGTTTAAGGGGTGGAAGCTTCGTAAAAACGATTTCCGGTTAAATAACAATATCGCGGTAATGTTGACAGATCTCGGCCGCCTGAAGGATGCGGAATCCTTTTTGGATAACGCAGAGCAGAATATTATCCCGGAGCAGCGCGAAGCGGCAATGTCGTTTATCAACTCCGAGCGGGATCGGATAAAGAAGATCCGGGAGGAGGTTGAGGCGAGGAAAAGCAGGATAATCCGGCCGCAGGGGGTTGCGGTCCCGCCTTCTCCAGCAAAGCCGATTGATCCCGGGATAAGCAAAGGAATCATAGGAGGATGAGAAGGATGAATAATTTTAGGTTTCTGTTCTCTTGTTCTGGCGTTAAAAAAGAGGAAATGGAAGATTGTTTTCTATGGGCTTTTGGGGAGGGCTACGGAGTACAGCCGATAAGAAAACTCGTTGGGCTGTGGAATTCAAGGCATGAAGATATATTCCTTGCCAGGGGTCATATGTCAATACTTGATTTCGCGCAGCAAATAGCCGAAGCGTGGAATAAATATGCCGGAAGATAAACAGGAAGTGATAATTCGGGAATTGAAGCGCCGGGCCGAGGAAGTGCGGTTCGGTTCGATGATTATCGAGTTTAAGATTCACGAAGGAAAAATTAGCAAAGGAGACATAATTGAGAAGCGGGAAAGCCTCGGGTAAATAAATAGCCTGACAAGATAGTCTTGAGGGCGCAAGTTTGGATCTCGCGCGAAAGCGCGCGTATCCCGGCTTGCGCCTTTTTTTGTTGCCTACAACGCAGAAAGGAGAAGTGAAGATGGCAGGGAAAAACCTTTTGAGCTTTTCAACGGTATGGATAAGGGTGCCGCGGCAGCGGCTGGAGAAATTGTTATATGACCGGGCGCCGCTTAGTGTAGAAGACGCGCGGAAGATGAAAAACAAGCTCAAAAGAGTAGAAAGAGCGATGAATCAACTGGCCTGTGTGAAGTCAATCCTGGAAAAGATACTGCTTCGTAATATATAAAAACTGCTACGGTTTTTTTGTTTTTTCTCCCGTCGGGAGGATAGATAAAACATAAATAATCATTAAATTTCTTAGTATGAAGACTAAACAACCAAAAAAGATGGGTCGGCCGACAAAGTTCACCGCCGTAGACAAGGAGCAGCTCAAAACCCTTGTCTTGCATGGGTTCACAGACAAGGAAATCGCAAAGTTCTTCGGTTTCACTGAGCAGACTCTAAATAACTGGAAAAGGGGGCACCCTGACTTTTTTGAGTCCCTTAAAGACTGGAAGTCTAAAGCTGACCAAAAGGTGGTGCGAGCTTTATATCTCCGCGCAATAGGATACAAACATCCAGAAGAAGTATTTTTCCAATACAAAGGTGAAGTAATAAGAGTCAAAACAACAAAAAGGTATCCTCCTGATACCGCTGCTTGTTTTATCTGGGCCAAGAATCGTATGTCCAGAGAGTGGAAGGATAAGCAAGAGGTCGAGCACTCCGGAGAAATCAAAGGTCCGACGATATACCTACCAAAGCAGGATAAAAAAAATGGATAGCTGGTATCCACAGCCGAAACAAGAACAGTTTTTACGGCTCCCCTGGTATGAGGCCCTCTTTGGCGGCACAAAAGGCCCCGGGAAGACTGACGCTTTGCTTGCAGAAGCAACCCGGCAGCTGTCAATCCCCGGGTATCAGGCCATAATCTTCCGCCGCACTCTGCCAAAGCTGGCGGAGATCATTGAGCGTTCCCACCGGTGGTTCAGCCAATCAGAGGCGATTTGGAATGGGGAAAAGCACCGCTGGACTTGGCCAAATCGCAATTTTATAGCCTTCGGCTACTGCAAGGACGAGAAAGACAAATACAACTACCAGGGGCACGAATACGGTTTTATGGGTTTTGATCAAGTGGAAGAGTTTACTCTGACAATGTACCTTTTTCTGCTGGCCCAGAACCGGTGTTCGGCCCCGGGAATCAAATGCTACACCAGATCCACCTCAAACCCGGGAAACGTGGGTCACGCTTGGGTAAAAGACCGGTTTATCGACCGGCTTCCCAAAGACGGCACGCCGAGGTATTTCAAGCGCGTGAATGATGAGGATGTGGAGACAGCGGCAGATGATCCACAAGCATTATCCAGGGCTTTTGTCTTTGCGCAGGTAGAAGATAACCAGGCTCTTTTGCAAGCCGACCCTGACTACATAAAACGTCTCAATATGCTTCCGGAGACTGACCGGAAGGCACTCCGCTTCGGAGATTGGACCATCTTTGCCGGTCAGTTCTTCCGGGAGTTTTCCCGGGCATATCATGTTTTGCCTGCACTTGCGCTTGAGGAGATGTCCGCAGCACCCCACACCAGGCTTTTGTCTTTTGACTACGGCTACGCTCAACCGGCGAGTGTCGGGTGGTATAAGCTCTTCGGAAAGTGTCCGGTATGCGGCGGAGATCATACGCTGCTTGTCAGACATAGGGAGCTTTACTCGGAAGGTTATACATACGAGGGACTTGCGGAAAAAATACTTGAGATGACACCGGCAGATGAGACTCCGGCATATGCGGTGGCTGATCCGGCGATATGGGGAGACAGGGAGCATCACCTGGCCAATGCCTATAAGCCAAAGGCAGACGAGAAGAAAGGGGAAAGTGGCGGGGAAATGATGACTCGGTTGTTTATGTCCAGGTTTCCGCTGTTTAGGGCCGATAACTCGCGGATCATCGGCTGGGGGCGCGTAAGAGAATATCTTAAGCTTATACCCACTCAGGCAGGGGGATTTTGCACCAAAATCATGGTTACAGATAACTGCCGGCATTTCCTACGGACAATACCAGGGCTGATACACGATACGGAGCGCGTGGAAGATGTGGATACATCTGGAGAGGATCACGCGGCGGATGAATGGCGGTATGCGGTTATGAGTAGGCCTGTTCTTCCCAGGATCCCAGATCCACCTAAGACTCCGGCCCAGGATTTCTGGAATCGAGTGCAGAAAGATGCTCAGCGCCACGATCAAGCGCAGAGTGGAGATGGAGGCGAGAGGTCTTTAGACACTTCGATGACCCCGGAAGAGGTAACGGCATGAACGATAAAAAGGTGAAGAAATTCCGCAAGGAGATTCACAAAGCCGTGTCTGAGACAAGGAAAGAAATCGAGGCGGAGATCAAGAATCACATAAATAACGCCCCTTTTCTTGACAGGATTAAGTTCGCCGGTTTAGTGCTGGCGGGGAGGGTTTGAGAATGTTTTTTAAAGTCGGCAAATGTCCGGAATGCGAACAATTACGCAGGGAGAACGTCTATCTGCGCAAGCTTGTCGACAACCTTTTAGCTGCCCGTGGGATTTCCCCTGTAGAAAAGCCTGTGGAAGTAGTCCCGGATGATCGGGAAGAGATACGGCGGCAGGAGATAGAAAAACGAGGCGGTAGAATTTACGGAGAAGGATAGTATGAGCGAACCCTTGACGCTAAGCAAAAAGATACTCGACAAGAAAGACAAGATTCAACGCGGGCGCTCTATGTATGAGCGGCAATGGCTCGTTAACGTCGCTTTTCTCTATGGGAAGCAGCATTTTGTCCTCGATAGAATCCAGCCTACCGGAAACGCCACGGAGGACCGCATTCTGTGGGAGCTAAAGACCGAGGAGCGCAAAGGGAAGACAAGGAGGACGTCGAATTATATCCTGCCGCTCTATCGGTCTTTGCTCTCAAGACTCCTGCGGATGAAAGCCCATGTCTCTGTAATTGCCACGACAAACAGCGACAGGGACAAGTCTGCCGCCCGGGTAGGACAGGAAGTTTTAGAGGATTTCTGGTTAATGGCAAATAAACATAACCCGATCCTCTGTCAAAAGTATTCCGGTATCCCTCTTGTGCTCGCAAAGGTTTTTGGGTATGCGCTTACTACCGGCAGGGGGTATCTCAAGCCCTATTTCAATCCACAGACGCTGTCTACAGCGTATCTGGACGATAAAGTCGTGCCTGGCGCGGAAGTAGGAGAAGTGGAAGTCAAGGCTCTTTCTCCATTCAACGTCTTTGAAGACCCTCTCGGAAGATTCTTTATTGAGCAGTCAATTATGCCAGTTGAAGAGATCAAAAAGCAGTATGGAGTTGATGTCGAGAAAGAAGACCTCGAAATTTCCGATACCGAACAGCAGCTGATAAATATGCTCGACGGAACGGGGGACGAGAAGAACCAGTATGACGGCTGCGCCAAAGTATATGAGTATTGGGAAGTCCCGTCTGACGAATACCCGCAAGGACGCTATGTGATATGCACAGCCAAGATCATCATACTTGACGGGGGAATACCCCCAGAATACAAAGGACGGATCCCCTACTTCAATATGGATTACCTGGACATAATGCTGGCGCAGTTCCCGCAGGGGATGGTTGAGCAATTAGTACCTCTCCAGGAGGACTATAACTATACGCTATCCAGAATATGCGGATACAAGAGATGGTTCGCAGGTAAGATAAAGGTCCCTGAGGGATGCAAGCTACAGACTAAATACGACGAGGAAATAGGGCAATACATCGTCTACACGCCTGGCGTGGGTGAACCGCATTTCGAGGCCCCTCCGCCTCCTCCGACAAAACTTTGGGATGATCTGGCGCGCATCCGTAAAGACATGGAAGACGTGGCAGGTGTGCATGATTCTGGCATGGGACGTCTACCGGAACAGATAAAAAGCGGCATCGCAATCGAGAATCTCAACGAACTGGATAATGATCAGCTCTCACCGATTCTCCTAAAGATCGAGCAACAGCTTTCGTTCTTTTCAGAGACGGTGCTTGACATCATGCAAGCCAAATACGCTGAGCGCAGACTTATCGGTATATCCGGTGATGAGGAAGAGGCTGATGTAAAGAGTTTCGTCGGGGCAGACGTATACGGACAGCGCAGAATACAGGCCTCGATTGGGTCTAATATGCCGTTGAGTAAAACTGAACGGCAGATGTTTATAAGGTCAATGCGCAATGAGGGGTATATCAACAAAGACAGGGCTCTGGAGTTAATGGAGTTCGGGGAGTTATCCGGAATATATAACGATCTCGACCGCCAGGCGCAGAAGATGGAAAACATGGAAATGACCAAGGGAGTCTTGCCGCAGGTCAATGATTGGGACTATCACCAGGCGCATATTGAGATTGTGGAGAAGTTCATGAAGGGCGAGGCGTTCCGTAAGCTTGCGCCGGAATTACAGAAAGTATTTATGGTTCACCGCGGGATGCACCAAAGGGCGTTGCTGAACGAAATGCAGACTGCGGCGAATATGCACATGAATAAACGGGGGGCTCCGCAGGGGCAACCGGAAAAACAAGAAACACCCGGCCAAGCCGGAGGGCAGCCGGGCAGTTAAGGGAGGTTTTATATGTTTTTTCCTGAAGAAGGATCGGGCAATGAAGGCGCAGCAGAGCAGAACCTAAGCACGGAAGAAACGCTTGAAAGAGAGCTTTCTTCTGTTTCTGGAAGCGAGGGACCGGCGGAAGGCGGAGAAAAAGGCGAGGAAGCCGGGAAAGAAGAGGGAGGCGGAGGCAAGGAGAAAGAGGGCTCAGAGGGAGCGGCCGGTAAAGAGAAGGTAAAAGACGAAGACCAGGAATTTGACCTCGGCCTTGACGTTGACGGCAAGACACCGTTAAAGCTTAAACGCAGCCAGATCCTTGAATTGCGTAAGAGCGGAATGCTTGAAGCCGATTACCGCAAGAAGACCTCGGAACTGGCCGCAGAAAAGGCCACGCTGAAGGAAGTCGTGGACGTTATAGATTTCCTCAAAAAGAACCCCAAGAAGGCCGAGAAGGTCATGGCTATTCTGGATGAGAAGGAAGAGAAGCTTGAGCAGCAGCAACAGGCTCTTGAGGAAAAAGAGGACGAGATTGACAAGGCATTGAAAGATTTGCCTGAAGATGACCCTTACGCGAAGCTGCTGAGAGGAATGAAGGCGCAGTTGCAAGCCACTTTAAAGGCCAACCAAGCGCTTCAGGACAAACTCGGCAAGATAGAGCAGGGGCAGCAGGCAGAGATACAAAGACGGGCCAAAGAAGGCGACGAAGCCAAACGGAACAAGGAACTCGAATCAGGCAAACAAGTCTTGGAAGAGGCATTTGCCGGCGCGAGGAAAACATTCCAGTTTGACGAAGACGAAGACGCGGCCCAGTGGCGAAAGAGAGTAATCAATTCTCTCGTGGAAGAGAAAGAGAAATACGCCGGGATGGACAAAGAGAAGTTCACGGAGTTTTTTAACACCGTGGCTAAACGCGAGTTTGACGCGATGCAGAAGGAGAAAGAAAAGATCATCTCCATGTATCTAAAGTCAAAAGGCGGATCGGGCCATGTTCCCGTGGGCGGGACCGGCGGAGAAAAGGCAAAACAAAAAAGCGAACCGGTAACGATGGATAATCTCCAGGATAAGCTGGAAGAAGCACTTGGAGAGGCTTCCGAGAATCCGGGAGAAGAAGGAAGTTAAAGACATCACGCGGAGGTGAATAATGGGATTAACAATATCAAACATATCGGCGGTGCTGAAAAAGATAATCGTGCCCGTCGTGCAGTCTCAGCTGCGAAAAGAAAGCGTCCTTTTTGACAAGGTCAAGAAGAACGTCGGTGTAACGGTAACGAACAATACCATATACATCCCTGTCAGGTCGGGGAGGCATAGCGGTATATATTCTGTTGCCGAGGGGACGGAGCCTTACTCCGGGAAATCCAAATACGAACAGCCGTATACGTCGGTCAAGTATGCTTTCGGAACGCTCGAATTGACCGACCAGGCAATCGAGGCGGCCAACGATAATATCAAGGCCATTGCTTCGATATTGAGCACCGAGATCCAGGCTTTGAAGGATGACTTCAGAATGGATCTCAACCGGCAGTTACACGGAGCCGGCACGGGTAAACTGTGCCAGACCAACGGCACCGGATCGGCTTCTACAACGTTGATCGTTGACACCGCCCCTCACGGGGGAGATGCCACCGACTATCTGATCGAGGGTATGTATATCCAGATCGGGACAGGTTCTGCCGTGCAGATATCTTCTGTAGATTCTGCCACGCAGGTTACCCTGGCTACCTCGTCAAGCTGGGCGGATGACACGGTAATAACCAAAGCTAACGCGGCCGAGGCGATGGGTCTTGCCGGTATCATAGACGACGGAGATAACGTCGCCACGATCCAGGCAATAACCCGTTCTTCCACTCCGTGGGCCAATGCGTATGTGGAAGATACCAGCGCCACGCTGACAGAAGCGTATATGATCAACCTGTATCTCAAGACGCTAAAATTCGGCGGAGCAAAGGCGGTATTGGCTGGGGAAACGCTGTTCAGTAAATACGGACAGTTGTTGACCTCAATGAAAAAGACCGCCGACCTGAAAGAAGTGCTTTCAGGAGGGTGGAAAGGCCTGGAGTTTATGAACGGCATACCTGTCCTCTGCGATTTCGACACCTGGAGCGGGTATATGCAGTTCGTGGACTTCGATGCCCTGACCATAGCCGAGATGAGCAAGCCTTTTGCATGGCTCGAGGCTGACGCTCACGGAGGCATTCTCAAGAGGTCTGCTACCAACAGGACCATCTGGGAAGGCACTTTGAAGTATTACTTTAACCTGGTGGCGAAGAAATTCAAGTCGTCCGGCAGGTTGAGCGGTAAAGGTGCGTAACCTGTAGTGTAATACGCGGAGGGGGCCGCTATAAGCGGCTCTCTCCGTGTTTTTTCGAAGAGGGGAGAATATGGCGGCAATAGAGATAACAAAAACGCCTTTTGAACGCGCGGAACCGGTAGGAAAACGCCTGTTAGCAGAGGCCCGGGCCGATAGGGATAAACGCAGGGAATCAAGCAACAAAGAGATTTATCAGGCTTCAAAAGAGGCAGGGACTTACCTGCACCATAAAAGCAGGGGGAGGGTGTCGGTAGGAGGCGGGGCGTCTTACTGTTGCTTCGAATGTCTGGAAAGATTAACAGATAATTGCCGATTTTGTGTAAACGGCAGTCATTTCGTTGAGAGAGGAGAGTTAGCGCAATGATAAAGAATGTGTCAAAAGAACAGGTTACGCTTCGCTGGAGCGGGGAGACTGTGGTTTTGAATCCTGGGGAAACGCTGTCGGTAGAAAAAAGGTTTAATGCCGACCCGAAACAGGCGGTATTCCTGGAGGGGCGGTTTATGGGTAAGAATCAGGGCAAGATAGCCATAATCGCTACATCTGATAAACCGGCTTCCGGTGGGGTTGAGGGCACGCCTAAAGACGATAATCAAAAGCCTGCTGCAGGAAACGCGGGCGACAAAGGGAACAGTAAAGGCAAAGGTAAATAATGCTTATTTCCGAGATAATAACCGAGGTTATTGACGAAATCGGCGGGGATTCGGAAGATTCCACCTTGTCGGCGAAGCTGCTTACTTTTGCAAAGGGAGCGCTTCGCCGGTTCCCTCTCTTGTGTAGAGACCGGTTGCTATATGCGACATCATACGCCACGCTGGAAGCAGGAGAAAATACGTTGAGCGTGCCAACATATTTTCTTGCTGGGAAAGGCCCAAAGGCGGTCTGGTATGAAGAGTCCGGCCGCAGGGAAATCATACATAAACTCACGGACGAAAAGTTCATTGACTACTACAATTCCGAGGCGACCGGCGTCCCGAGGTATTACCATATCGCTTCCGGCACAATAGAGTTTGATGTAAAAAGCAACGTTGATAGGGTTATATACTTTAATCATTTATGCGAGGTTGATGATATAACCGCAACCTCTGTCTTTTTTGGGTCAAGCGATATGATCGAAATACTTAAAGACGGCATAAAAGCGACCTATTACACCGATTACACGGAAGATACCACCGGAAGGGGAGACAAGAAGGCCGCGCAGTTTGAAGATGGCTTGAATAAACTTGACAGCAGATATATGCGCGAGTTTTTGGGCACGCACGCAGGAGATTAAGTATGGGAACACAACACCACGAGTTGTCTGGCGCAGATCTCCACCAACCGTTTCGAATAGGGACTCATGCCAACCGTCCGGCTTCTCCTGCGCAAGGGGATTGGTATTACGAGACTGATACCAAGAAGTTGTTTAAATGTGATACTGCTAATACCTGGGTTGAGGTGAATGTCGTTGAATCTAAGGCTCCTACAACTCAAGTATTTACTTCCAGTAGTGGTACATATACCACACCCACTGGCGTCAAATGGATTAAAGTTCGGATGGTTGGAGGCGGCGGGGGCGGCTGCGGAGTATCGAACGGAGTTGGATATATAACCGGTTCCAATGGGGTAACCAGCCAGTTTGGGACTGTATATGCTAACCCAGGGTCTGGGGCATCCGCTGGAGGCGGTGGCGGTGGTTCAGGAGGGTCAGGGACTGCCACTTTACGCATACCTGGGGAATCTGTTAGTCATGTGAGTGCAGACCCAGGAAATACTACAGGCGGACATGGCGGAGCAAGTATTTTAGGTTTTGGCGGAGCTGGTGGACAAGGAGCGGGGGGTAGTGGTTCATCTGCGGCTACCAACTCTGGAGGCGGTGGCGGTGGTTCAGGAGGAAAAACTGAATGGGGTGCTTATTCCGCTTCTGGAGGCGGCGGGGGAGAATATGTAGAAATTTATATCACCTCTCCGAGTAGCACTTATTCCTATGCTGTTGGAGCTGGCGGAGCAGGTGGCGACGGTGCCAGCGCAGACGGAGGAGCAGGTGGTTCAGGTATTATAATCGTTGAAGAACATTATAATTAGTAAAGATTGGAATTAACACGACATGGACTTTTCACGATTGGCAGTTGTAAACATAGCATCTGAAGAGGTTATAGATTCTTCTGGGAATACAATATTTTGTCTCACGTGGCAAGGAGAAGCTACGGAGACGATAAACTCTTCGGACTCTGTAAGTAAGGGATTAAACCGCTTATATTCCGAAATCGTTCCTCTGGTTGATACATATAGTAGGTTTATTAATAAAACATTTTCTGAAGCGTACATAATGAGTGATTCGCTTATTAAGAGTATCTCAAGATCACTGAACGAATCAATCTGCATATCGGACATTATTTCCAAGTTAATATCTCGGACTTTATCGGATGTTACTACATTGCTTGACTTATTGGCGCAGACATTACTTTGGTTGCGCAAAACGCCTGTATCTGACGTTTGGAATAAACCTACACAGGCAATTACTATCTGGACTAAATCTAGCGCGATAGGTAATATTTGGGCAAAAACTGTGTCTACTTTGAATACTTGGACGAAAAAGACAAATTCAGACGATACCTGGAGGAAGAAATGAGTTTATTCAAAAGCGTTTTGTTGTTCTTTTGGGGCGGGAGAGTGGGGTTATTCGAGAAAGTCAAGATGTCCGGAGAGATACATATGGTATTGCGCGACAAGGACGGCAATATCAAAGAGACCCGGCACATCAAGAACACCATTACAGACGCCGGAAAAGCCGTGATAGCCAGTCTGTTATCTCCGGATGTAGGCGGGACGGCATTTGATTATATTGCGCTCGGAACCGGCACACCTGGGGCCACCGCATTGGGCGCCGAGTGCACTACAAACGGGGGGGCGCGCAGAGGCGGAGCTGATGTTGTTGGAACACTGACTACAACTACCGTCTCGAACGACACTATGCAGTTTACCACCACGTTTTCTTTTACTGGATCCTTGGCGTTAACAGAAGAAGGCATATTTAACGCTACACAGGCCGGCACAATGTTGGCCAACCAATCCTTCGCTGTTTTAAACGTTGCGAATGGAGATTCGTTATTGATTAACCATAAGGTTAAAGTCGCATAGAAAATCATCTGAGCGTATGCGTATAAAGTTCTCAAATAACAGGTTTTTTTCGATGTTGATTTTCTGCCTGCTTAATTCTGACCTGTATTACTTATTGGCACAGAGTTACGCGGCGAGTAACCCCGGAGGAAGAATATGACATTCACGCGTAATTGGGATCCATCGCTGATACCAGATCATTCCAAGTTTAAGAATATCCCCGGGTATTCCCGGAACATAATGAAAGATCTCGCAGAGAGGCTTCAGGATATTATTTACGGCTTCACCACCGATTCAGAGGATGAGTGGGAAAGTATTGTCGGGTTCAAGAAAGGAAGGTTTATCACTGTTGGGACTGGAACGCCTGTGCAGCCGACCGGGACAGATTCGGAAGCGGCGATTGATATATATGGCAAGACAGTTGGTGATGATGATAAGGTCGAACTATTCGTCCAGGACGCGGACGCAAACGAAATACAGTTTACCGATAAGGGTAACCGGCTGCCGAATAATGAATGGTTCAAGGTAACCAATAAAGACGGGAACGGATCCGTAGAAGTCTTTAAGGTGGATAATAATGACCGTGTAAGGATTCCCGGAGCAATCCCGATAGGTGCGCAACTGCTTTGGTCAACAAATACGGCTCCTGAAGGCTGGTTGTTGTGTCAAGGCCAAGCTCTTTCGCGAACGGAATACGCTGATTTGTTTGCTGTAATAGGGACTATTCACGGAGCTGGTGATGGGAGCACTACATTTAATCTGCCTAATTGGCCAGGGAAGGTTCCGGTGGGAAGAGATTCTTCTGATTCCGACTTCTCGTATATAGGGCAGACCGGCGGAGCAAAAACGCATTTATTAACAGCTGCGGAGAGCGGACTTCCTGCCCATTCCCACCCGATAAATGGTGAATACAATAGCCAGTCTGGCGTTTCTAATGGTTATGCAAGAATTGTCTCCGATGGAGGGGGTCGAACTTACCCGAATACACTAAACAACACAGCGGCTAACGCATCCTCAGCACATAACAACCTCCAACCCTATGGCGTAACAAATATGATCATCAAATATTAAATATGAGCGCATTGCAGACTATACCGACATTCCTGCCGAATAAAGGCGTCGTAATAGACAAGCCGGAGGAGTTCTTGTCTAAAAACTTCTCTTCGGCAGACTCCCGGAATGTAGAATTTTACAACGAATACCTGCGCGGCCGGCTCGGGCTGGATAAGTTCGATTCGCAACAACTCTCCGGGCCGATACTTCTCATTGAGCAGTTCTGGAAGTTTAATTCTACGTGGTATTGGATGGTCTGCACAACGAAAGACATCTATAAATACGATTTCAATAATAAGCGGTTTGACATTCTTACCCCGGTTTATGCGACCGGAACGATTGAGATTCAGGCCGGATCGTTGACAACGGTATTGGGCTCAGGGACGTCCTGGGCGACAAACCTGCAGGCTGGAGATTACATCAAGATTGGCTCCGGGGATATTCATACCGGATCAACCTGGTATGAGATTGACAGCGTGGACAGCGATACGCAGATCACCCTTAAGACCGCGGCCGTTGAGACATCCTCCGGCACCGCATACGTCGCAAGAAAGATATTCAACGGAGGTAGTCAAGACTTCTGGCACGCAAGAGCATTCTACGACAAGAATCTTGGTGAAGTATGGATTGCGACAAACGGAGTGGATACTCCCATAAGATACACCGGAACCGGACAAGTGCAGGCATTATCAAATCTGCCGACCGGTTTTGTGTCGGCAAAATATATTGAGGTTTATAAAGACAGAGTTTTCTTTTTATGGACTGTTGAGTCAGGGGATCAGCCCCAGAGAGAGCGCTGGTGTGAGGTAGGCGATTGCGAAGATTGGGATGACCTCGATTTTCAAGATTTTGTCGAGGCTGGATACTGGATAACCGGAACAATCGTCTGGAACGGATACCATATAGTGTTCAGGGAAAGAGACGCCCAGGTCGGCAGGTATTCCAGTTCAAGCGATTCGTTCAATTATGAACCATCTAATTCTTGTGCGGGATGTTGGGCCCCAAGGTCTATAACGGCTAATGATAGCAAAATATTCTATTACGGGCCAGACAATAGGTTCCACACGTGGAATTTGCTTACGGATACGGTAATCAGCGCGGAAATAGATTCTTATTGTATAAATTTCGACCCTAATCTGGAGCAGGATATTTTTGGGTATCAGGTAGAGTCGAGGAATCAAATACGCTGGTTTGTCCCTTATAACAACCCGGATTATATGAACGTCTGTATTGTTTATGATTATAACCAAGATATTCTGCATATCTGGGAGTATGAGTCTGAACAAGCCTGCAATGTCATCGGAGAATATTTAAGTGTAGAGGACTTGTATGTTGACGATGAACCCTGGGCGGAAAGATATGTTGACGAGCAAGACGGATTCTGGGATTCGCGTAATTTTCTCTCTGGTGCTCCGCAGATAGTTTACGGCGGTTCTGACGGTTACATCCGGAATGCAGATGTCGGATATACTGACGATGGGACTGAATACACAAGAAAGTTTTCAAGTTCCAGAATGAATTTTGATATGCCGGATACGCAGAAAAGGCTCTGGAAACAACAACATTGGCTTGAAAGTGACATATTGGGAGAAGTGAAGGTGAGTTTAAAGAAAGACGACAGAATAACCAGCGAAGCGTTAACTCACACGATTTCGCTTGTGGATGAAGAAAAGGACGTGGTGAAAGCCAATATAACCTGGGATAGGCACGGAGTGAATTTTAAGACGATAATTGAGGCTGTGAATCATTTCTCTTTACTTGGGTGGCTTAATTACTTATACGCTAAAGGTAAGTCCAATAGATGAACAGAGCGATAAAGACGACAAGTTTAGGCACGTTCCCGGATTATACGCAGATAAAAGACGCCGTTACCGCGCAGTTCTGTAAAGACCTGAACGAAATACTGAAAAAGTTCTCCGAGAATGTGGCAGACGATGTGAACGCTCTTGACCGAGCGGGTGATATTGTTGAGGCACTTCCGGACGAAGCGCAAGAGAAATATCGTGGGAAGCTGTTTCTTTTACAAGGAGCCACGGATTCTGATCCGGATACGCTACATACTTGTATAAGAACGGGAACAGATGGGGCCGGGGGATATACTTATAGCTTCAAACAAATTACTTTAGTCTGAAAGGGGTAAATGATGAAGATGATTAACTTGGGAAAGAAAGAGACGTCGGGCCCGTGTGAGGTCAGCAGTGATTCAAAGAAAGGGAAAACGCGAATCTGCTATCCGGGGTTCACCATTTATGACAAAGTCCCTGAAGAGTTATTCAATAGGGACGTTGGTGATACCGTCAAGGCGGCCGTCGTAATGAAAATGACAAGCAAAGGGATGGATGAGAATGGCGACCGTAAAAGTAGGCGGGTTTCCTTTGACGTTCTTGAAATAGGTGTGAACAAGAACGAGAGCGACCTTGAAAAAGAGATTCGCCGACAGACCGGCACGGAAGAGAAAGAAGAAGAGTGATAATCAAATTCGATAACCCGTTATGGGTGCCAAAGCTTGTTGAACTTGCAAAAGCTGTCCCGGGGACTCCGCTGGAAGACCTGAAGAGGTTTATATATTCCACGTTGAACCAGCCTAATACCGTGGCATATATGGACTGGCGCGAACCGGAAGTATCCGGGTTTATATACGCGACGGTTGAGACGTTCGATGGAGAAAAGTGCGTATTTATCCAGTTTTGTGTAATTAAACCGTGCCGGGATGATAAACATATCGGATTCGAGTTGCTGACAAAGGTAAAGACTTGGGCCAAAGAAAAGGGACTCAATAGAATATATTTTATAACCCGGAGGAACCCAAAAGGATTCATACATAAATATCATTTCGAGATGCACGGCAGCGTGTTAAAGATGGACTTAACAAAGGAGCGGTAGAATGGGCGGAATACTTGGATCGAGCAGTGGCCAGGATACAAAATCGGTGTCTTCCAGTTCAGAGACAGAGCTTACTAAGCAATTAAAATCTTGGCTCAGCAACCAGTTGAGTTCTCTCTCAGGTTATTCCGGTAAATTAACAGCAGACGAGACAGCGCAGGAGAAACAGTCCACATCTCTCTTGCAGAAGTATCTTGATTCCACCGACTCTTCGCTTACCGCTGCCGCGAAGAAAGAGTATTCCGATACGCTTTCAGGCGACAGATACGATCCTGCGTCTTCCGGGTATTATCAGGCGGTGAAAGCAGAAGCTAATAAGAACCTGGCTAATACGCAGAAGAATATCGCCAGCCAGGCCGCCGGGGGTGGGTCATATTGGTCAGGTGCACGGCTTAAAGCTCAATCTGATGCAGCAGAGGATACCGCAAACAGTTTAAACCAAACAATCTACTCTCTTGCCAATCAGGAACGCCAGAATAGACTTTCTGCAGCTTCATCCGCATCGAATCTCGGACAGCAAGAGACAGATACTGATTTGAAGAAAGCGGCCGCCGCGCAGACATACGGCAGTCTTGACCGCACACTCCAGCAATCCGGGCTGGATAAGTTGTATAGCGATTACCTAAACACACAGGACTATGGAACCAATATAGCAAATATCATAGCCGCCTTATCGGGTTCCGGGTCTACCTCGACCAGCGCAAAAACATACGAGAAATCATCTGATGACGAAACCGGGCAATATATAGCGTTGGCCGCAAGTCTGGCTACGTTGCTGCTATAGTGGAGGTGAATAAATGAGCGGAATATTAGGTTCACGCGGAGAAGGTGGCAATGATTATTCTGGTGGCGAAAACCAGATAAAAGAAAAACTTAAGAAAGCACTTGCTTTAATAGCCAACACAGCTTCTTCCGGCAGAGTTCCACAATTAGACATTGGTGGACCGGAACAGAAAGAATGGAAACCGTCCACAAAAGAAGAGGCTATCGCTTTTGAGCTGGCGAAACGTCAGCCTAAAGAGAAAGACGATGTAAAGGATTTAGAGCAAGGAATAAAACGGAAAGTAGCCAATGGCGAAGGATTAACGCAGAATGAAGCCGCTTATGCCAACCGTTTTATGCGCAGGTCTGGTGATCTTAATGAGTTCCAGGCCGCGGAATCATCTGAAGGAGAGGAGAAGACATCAACCTCTACCTCCAAGTCTCCAAAAGACTGGGGAGATGTCGGAATACTCGACAGAATAAAGGCGGCAATAACTCCGTCAAAGACTTCGACAGAGCAGACTTTAGGGGCCTTGCGCCCTGGAGGTATATTTAAGCCTCCACAAGTAAATGCAGAGAGTGTTCTCCCCGGGATCAACATAGCTCAATCAGCGGCCCAATCCCTTCCGAGCGTAACTGCGGCGCAGAAGCTTTCACAGCTTATAAATTCCGGTGGGAGCGCACCGGATCAGGAATCCCAGGGGTCATCTGAGAAGTCTCCATATCAGGATTATCCAGACGCATTTAAAGAGAACGGCGTTTGGAAGGTAGTCCGGGACGGTAAGAAATATAAACTTGAGATTGAATAAAAATGGTGCATCTTGTTTTAGACGAGCCTGAAGTAAAAAATCCTGCGGTTAAGAAAGTGCGTCTTGTCCTGGATGAACCGGAAACGCAGCCTGTTCAAGAAGTCAAGAAACCTCGCCTTGTTCTTGATGAAGAGCCGGTCTCTGCGCCTAAAAAGCCACGTCTTGTTTTAGATACAGATAATCCGCTGCCGGAGATTGTTTCAAAAGAATCCGTCCCCTTTACTTCTCCGGAAATCAAGCGCCCCATACCCGAGATAAAAGCCTTAACGCCTGAAGTTGAGAAGAACCTTGTTAAACCGGAGGGCAAGACGCAGAAGGCAGAGACGCCTCTGGCCAAGGTTATAGAAGCAACCGTGGGAAACAAGGGGTGGGATGTAGTCCGGAATTATCTCTCTAAATTCCCCAAAGAAGAACTCAAGGCTACTTATGGAACAGATAAGATTGAGGATATTGTCCAAGAACAACGCCAGAGGGCAAAAAAGGGCGTCTCCAGGCTTCAAGGAGCCGCCCAAGGGGCATTAGGCATTACTCCCGGCCATCCTGAGCTAAAACAGGAGTTTCCGGTCGATTCTACCGTGTCTCAGGTCATTGGAGGGGTTCTGCCTTATCTTATCCCGGCCGGGGGCACAGTCGCCAAATTTGCGGCCATTCCGGCCGCCCAGGAGACCGTCAGGCAGGTTACAGACCGCCAAGAGCAGCTTACCCCTGAACAAAGAATGGCCAAAGTAGGCACGGCAGCCGCCGGCGGAGCGGCCACCGGCAAGATATTCAAAGACGCCGACCTTGGGAATACCGTGTTCAGCCGCATTTTACAGCGTTCTGCAGGGGCAGGAGCCACATCTATCACGGAAAATATAGTCCAAGACGCAATCAGCGGTCATGCTCCTGACGCTAAAAACGCCCTGATCAATGGCGGCATAAATGCGGCCTCCATTGGGATACTTGTGGCGATGACGGAGATCCCGCAGCTCCGCGGGTCTGTTATGGCTGAAGGGCGGCGTATTGCCGGGAAACCGGTGTCCTACGATGAAGCGCTGAAGCTTGTCAAGAAGGCCCAGATCAACCCGGAGACTGATCTTTCCCCAAATTTCCAGAAAGCTTTATATGATCAGAACAGGAAGGCTTTCCTCAAGAATTTGAAAGAACAATATGGAGATGTCAACGATGTCATACTGGAGGTGCAAAAGGCGCGGAATAAGCTTCAGCGGGCGCAGATATTTGACAAAGTAGGGGCAAAAGAGGCGGCCCGGGCCAAAGCAGCAGGAGCAGATCCGGCAAAAGGGATGTATGCTGAACTGCTTCCCTACCGCGAGCAGATTATAAACGGAGCCGACCCGGTAGACGTTTTAATGACAAAGAGGCTTGCGGACAGCCTCCGCCCAAAAACCCAAATAGAACAAACCCTGCCTGCCACAGGAACAGCCGGGAAAGAAACGCGCGTAAATGCGGAAGCTCCCGCCGCCCCCGGGACTTCCGCTCCCCTCCCTAAAGCAAAAAGAGCCATAGTGCTTGATGATAAATCTGCGGTTCAGATAACAGATGATATCCGTGCTGGCCTTGATGTAATAAAAAAAGAAATTAGCTCCGGTGCTCCTGGGAGGAGATATGTTACGCGCAGCGATATAACCGGTGAAGTAGTAGCCTCTGGATATGAACCTTCAAGCTACCCCCCGTATTTCCAGGGCAGGGGATATTCAGCAGCGCCGGTATTAAAGATAATAGATAAGGCCGTAAACGGCAAGCCGCTTACCCCTAAGCAAGCCGACACTTTAAATAACATATACGAAAGCTATGAGGAGATGGTAAATGAAGAAAGAAGAATTCAACAGGAGATTGGCGGTATTACGGAATCCGAATTACAAGAGGTTGATCGAGCTGGCCAGGACCAAGCATACCACGATATTGAAAGCAGCCAGGGAGGAAGAACAGGAGTAAAACTCTTTGCTGATCCGGAAGAAGCCTTCACATTTATAAACAAGGTGGAGTCTGAAGGCGGATATGCAAATGTTACCCGGGCAAGCGTAGAGGGAATCGAAGTAAACTTTTCAAATATATCTGATAAATTAAATAGATATAAAGTATATTCCACGGCCAGCAGTTTCATTAAAGCTAAAGGGTTGGATCCAAGCAGCGTATCAATACAAGATGACGATAACTTCATCGTCGAGAATTCTGCTGGGAACAAAGCAATACTAACAGAAATAAAACTGAGCGACTTTGGGGAACAGAAATTTGAAACCGCAGGGAAGTATAAAGCAGGCAGGGAAATTACTGATCCTATAGAAGCGATTCTCTCTAACGGTAAATATAAGATTACCGACGGAGCAAATAGATTCACTCAGGCGGTTGCCAATGGTGATACGACTATCCCGGTTGTTCTTGAAATAGAAAGAGATGGCAAGCCGTTAGGCACAGAGGAATTAAAAAATTATTCTGCAGAAGAAGAAAATGGTAATCAAGGAATATATGATCCGCCAACACAGGGATATGATTCTAAACGAAACAGTCTATACAAAAAGTTTTATGACGAAGCAAAGGTTAAAAAGTATAGCGACCTCGGCGCCAAGCAAGTAGCCGAGAGAAAGACTACTGAAGCGCTAAAAGCCGGCACCTGGGGCGTCTCAATGCCTAAAGAACCCTCCACGCGCAAGAAAGTGAACAAAACAGAAATATTATCTTATGCCGAGAAAGCTTTTAATGTCCCTATCAAAGGCAGGGCCACGCATCGCTTTAAGAACCTCGCCGGGTTGTATAACAGGAGGGAGCAAATAGTCCGCTTGAGGAAATGGGGAGAGCTGGAGCCGATGACGCACGAGATCGCGCACCATATAGACGCGCAGATGAAAAAGGATCTCGGTAAACATTGGAAATCCGGGAGCGCCTCTGGAAAACAGCGCGCGGCTTTATACATGGAACTCGGAAAACTTGATTACGAACCGCAGAAAGCGCGTATTTCAGAAGGGTTCGCCGAGTATATGCGTCATTATCTTACCACCGGACAGGCGGAGCAAAAGGCCCCTTTGTTCCATAAGTTCTTCACGGAAGTTTTCCTGAAAAGTAATCCGGACATCGCAAAAAAGATCTCCGCCCTGAAAGACATGGTTGATACCTGGCAAGGACAAGGGGCAGAAGCAAGGATTCTTGCGCAGATTGACTTCAAAAAAGAGCACACCAATATTCTCGGTCTACGCGCAAAAGCACAGAAAGCTTATGAGTGGTTTAACAGGAACTTTATAGACGAGTTTTATACTTTACGTAAAATAGAAGAACAAATGGGCATTAAACCCGGGGTGAACATAAGGCCCACGGCGGATCCTTTTACAATGGCTACCTATGCAAAATCAAAGGCTGGGTTGATCGCTCGCACATTCGTTATGGAGAAAGCCATTGATGAATACGGCCGGGTTGTTGGCCCAGGTCTTCAGGAGATACTCGCTCCAATAAGCTCCGAAGAAATGCAATCTTTTATAGCTTATGGTGTTGCGAGGCGCGCACTTAATTATCAAAAGCGTGGTTTTGAAAGCGGCATAGATATTGAAGACGCCAAGTTCATCGTTAATAAATATTCCGGAAAAGAGAATAGGGACAGCGTGCTTGAAGGTATAACTGCCTGGAGCAATCATTTGCTCGATTGGGTGGTTCATGCCGGGGGATTGGGCCAGAAAGAAGCGGCCATCTTCAGGGAGCTTAACCCGATATATCTGCCTTTTATAAGGGCCTTTGTGAACGAAGTCGGAGTATTCCGAGGCGCCGGGGCCAGTATGGTTAACCGTGGACAGTCTGTAAAGGCCATAAAAGGCAGCGCACGGCCGATAATAAACCCTATAGAATCCCTTGTTTCTCAAGCCACAGAGATGATATTAAAGGCCCAGAAAATCAATATCGCCAGGTTGATAGCGGATCTCGCACATAAAGAAGGAGTGGGCGGATTTATTACCCGGGTCCCGGCGCCCATGACTGCGCAGACCTTTACAGTAGGGCAGCTAAAGGAACAACTGGAAAGCCTGGGCGTGGATATGGCAGACGCGAACATGGAAGATATTCTGACTGTCTTTACCCAGAATTGGCAATACCGCGGCAAAGATAATATTGTATCTTTCTGGAGGGACGGCAAGCGAGAGTTTTACGAGCTGCATCCTGATTTATACCGTGCATTGGCAGGCCTCGATATGCTTGACAGAGGGATATTATTAAAGATATTCTCTCCGTTCGCGCGTATGTTGCGGCTTGGGGCGACTGGTTTAAAGTTGTCGTTTAATCTCGTAAGGAACCCCTGGAGAGACGCCCTGTCTTATGTCGTCCTGTCTAAGCATAAAACCGCAATTCCGATATTAGACACTACCAAAGGCGTGTTTACTGAGATCATGGCTAAGCCGGGAGATCTCGCCTGGAGGTTTAAGAACACTGGCGGATCATTGAGCGGCATGATGGGGTTTGACCGGGCTGCAACTATGGCCGTATATGATGACTTGATGAATCAGAAACTAAAAGCTGGCCAGAAAGTGATAAAGGCAATAAATCCAAAGAATGTCCCCGCGTTGTTATCGTTCTTTCTGAACAAGGTCAGAGAAGGCCTAAACGTCTTTGAACTCGGCCCGCGCGTAGCCGAACTTGAGAAATCCTACAAGAAATATCTCAAAGAACACCCTGATTGGACGGAAGAAGACTCTTTCGTTGCGGCGTTTAACAACGCGCAGGATGTTACCGTCAATTTTACAAAGTCTGGATATATGGGAAAGAGGATAAACGAAGTAACGGCATTCTTTAACGCCAGCGTTCAGGGGGCGAATAAAATGGCTCGGGCGATTAAAGGTAACCCGATAGGGTTCTTTGTAAAAGGCTTGGCATGGTTGACGACCCTCACTTTAATAAATTGGTTCAGGATAAAAGACAAGCAGTGGTATAAGAACCTGCCTCCGGATTATAGATACTCAAATTTCTTTTTTGAGATAAACGAAAACACGATATTGAGGCTACCGATGCCTTTTGAAGTGGGGACGCTGTTTGTGTCTTTACCGATGGCAATGATGGATATATGGGAGAATGAGGACCCGAAATATATTGAATCGGTGAAGAAGATTATTGAAGGACAGATACCGCGTCCCTGGAATATCTCGATGACGGCGCCAATGATCCAGGCTATGGAGAATAAAAACTATTTTGGATCTCCGATCGAGAGCAGAACCCTCGAAAACCTGCCGATAGGAGAACGCAAAACATACAATACATCACAGCTTGCTATAGCATTGGCTGGGGCGGTTAACGGGTTAAAAAGAGACACTATTTCCCCGGTAAAGATGGAATACCTTCTCAATCAATATACCGGCGGGGCATTAAGGCAAATCCCGCAGGGAGATATAAAAGAGACGTCGGATATGCCTGTCCTTTCAGACTTGCTTGTTCATGCCCCCGATAAACCACAAAGACAGCTTGGGGAGTTTTATGTTGATTTTGAACGTCTGAAGTATCAGAAAGCAACTGATACTTTAAAGAGCAGAGAAGACATATCTAAATATTACCGGCTTACAGCCGCAAACGCTATGCTTTCGGCTCTTCGCAAAGCGGCTGTTGAATACGACAAGAAGGGTGATGTGCAAGGGATAAGGTCTATTTATAAAAAAATGGGGGGGATTCTTGATAAGGTTGGATATGAGTAGAACTTATCACCGACTCTTGGCCCAAGTAATGAAACGCTTTATTGGATAATAAATAACCCAATAAATTAACCACCCAAGGATTGCTATGGGGAAAAGAATATTCCAGAATAACCAAAGAAATACAGTGGGTAGAGTTGCTGAACCCACGAAAAATCCAGCACATGGAACTAAAAGAAGTTTATACAATGTGTCCGGAATATTCTCATAAGGCGAGAGTATCACCACAATAAGAAAGACTACCGTGAATATTGCTATAGAAACTAAAGAAACAAATGTGAATATTTTCTCAAATTTAGCCATAGCACGAGTATACATTCAAAATCCGAGATAGTCAAGAGAAGGAGATAATAAGAATGGCTGAAAATGGAGCTGGGAAATGGCAACTTGCTTTTTGGATTATGACAGCGGTTTGTTTCTCCGGACTGGCGTTCATCGGTAATTCTGTGTCGGCCAATGAGCGGATAAATTCAGCAGAGCATAAGGAACTGAGGGAGTGTATTTATAATCAGTTGATGGTTATTAACTGTCGCTTGGCCAGGATCGAGGCCCATAATAATTTAGATGGGAAATGAACGTATTCCGCGACACGCGGACAAAACGTATCTTGAGTGCAACAGCCCGGGTTGCCGGCGGCCGGACGGGAAGAACAGGCTTATACATAAACGGCAGGAGATGATAAAAATAGGCACTGAGGCCCACTGCATACACTGTCAAAACTGGATATGCGGCGAGTATGACGCGTGGGGAACGGGGAACCCGAGATGAAAAAAACAAAAACAGTGCGGAGCGGTAACCAAAAAGGAGGAGTGAGGATGAAAAAGGTGCTCGTAATAATCGGGGTAATGGCAGTGCTTTTCGGAGGGTGCGGATATCTCGATCTTGGGCCTGCGTATGGGGCTGAAACCGAGACCACCGAAGAGACCACATCAGGCATCAGCATCACGACCAAACAGGCTGTATTCTTTATCCCGGACACTCAATCGGTAAAGCAGATGACGGCCTTTGAGGTGATAAAGACCGACGCCGATCAGGTGGCAAGCTGGCCGAAGTGGGTCAAGGCGGTATACGCAGGTTGGACGCTTGACGCCGGTTTTGCTTATGACGACACCAAGGTCCTGGAGAGCGGGGCGCTGGCCCTGGGGCGTAGGATGGGAACGCTTGGAGACTACCTGCCGCTAAAATTCCCGCTGATGAATAAGATCGAGATCACGCTTTATCCGGCGATGGCCTACTGCGAGAAGATTCTGACCAATCCCCAGCGGCCGAAATACGGGTTTGGGGTTGGATATATAAAAGCGGAAGTGAAATTTTAAGGGGGTGTAATATGACTAAGCTTTGCGCAGCAATTGCTGGCATAGTGGCTTTTGTCGCCCGGGCACGGGTGATAGTGGCCTGGGGTGTGGATAAGTGGGCCAAGATTTCGCCTGTTGTTACCCCGCTCATTCAGGAAGCCGAGAAGATGGCCCAGGATGGGGTCATCGATAAGGCAGACCGCAAGCGAATCGTAACGCTGGCATTGTTCCTGGTGGAGGGCAAAGGGTATATCAGGCTTAATTGGTTTACCCGCCGGATCGCCGGCATTATTATTGACCGGATCGCCGACAAGCTCCCCAGCTATAAAGTCAGTCAGCAGTCCAAGGAAATAATGGCGGCAGTGCGACAGCAGTAAAAAGGGGAAAGTTGCGTTTTGTTTGTAAAGACAATAATGACATCCGGCTCAATAATGGGCCGGGTGTTTTTTATTGACAAAGGCGTCGTCATTTGATTATAATAGCCAAGAAAACGCTTCCTTAAAAGGCCTAAAATAGCCTTGTTTCCCCTCTTGTAACAAGATATGCTTGGTGTATAAAAAGGGGGAGAAGAATGCTTAATCTATTTTTTCGTAGAAAACCGCAGAAAAGTAAAGCTGTTTTACCTAATCCCAATCTTGAATACAGGATATTGTTCCATAAGAACGCGGTCAGGCAAATACAGGCGTTAAAAGGCTGGAAAACAGACGCCGCGATGGCTCGGGCATTAGGACTTACCCCGCAATACATCACAATGTTAAAGAACCACAATGCCAGCGTAACGGCAACTGTGATAACCCGGCTGGCAGTAGCCCTTAATAATGTTGAGGGAAACTGGTGGATATATTTTGAGATTATTCCGCGCGGCGTTAAGGATCCGCGACATCCTGTTTGGCAGGATGAACGGAATGTAAGTAAAAGCCTGAATATGGAGAAATTTGCCGGCAGGGTGCCATACGCTTCTTACTCAATAACGGCGGAAGAAAGAAGACGTGAGTATAACAGCGTAGAAACAGAAAAGTTTTAAAAAATAGCTTGACAGAGTAGGAAACATCAGGTATATTTGATCTGTTGGTTCAGGTAGTTAACATAAGATATATTATAGGAAGTTGAGGGGAACAAAAAAGCCGGCCACGACGAGGTTTCTATGGCCGGTTTTAGCTTTTTTTGCCCCGTATTGCCCCTGCTTAGCCTGCTTGTGTGTTCAAACCCTGCTT